TGTTGAACTATCTCCGTAAGAAGTATTACTCGAAAGGTATGCTCTGAAGCCTATAAACTGTGGTTTAACATCTCCACTTGTTACAGTAAATGAATCTTCATCAAAGCTTGCTATTCCTTTTACTGAACTTGTTGCTAAATCATCTTCTGTGATAACTTCTTTCCATGATGCTGATGCTCCTTCGTAATAGACTGGCTTATCTTTTGTTGAATCGTAAGTAATAGACCCCTCTTCAATTTCAAGTGGAGAATCTCCAGAATAAACACGAACTTTAACGTGGTCTAAGGATGTTGTTGTTCCATCCCATTTAGCTTCTGATATTACTTCAATTCCAGTGATTACTTTTCCAACAGCGATTTCTCCATCAAAAGCAAAGTCATAAAAATCTACCCAATTAAATGAGGTTGCTGAACCAGCATAAAGTCTTAGTCTAAAATTAGCGTCATGAACATCACTACCAACCCAAGTTGTTGACCACAATTCAGTTGTACCATCTCCAAATGTTTTCTCAGCCTCAGCTCCCGTATGTGTTACTGAAATTGTTTCTTCCCACGTTGTTCCTCCGTCTTTAGATAGTTTTACATAAATATTACCGTTTGGTGCGGTATGAGTTGCATAAGTATCATTTGAAGTATAGGCGTTTGCTGGGTTTGTCCATGCGTTTACCCATCCAGTATTTCCACCTTCATCTACTGAGTTATCGCCAGCAGTCCATACACCACCACCTGCTGCGGTGATGTCTTTAAGTGAAAGGAAGTCGCATGTATTAGCTCCTGCATCAGAAAGAGTAGCTGCTGTATCTGCGACAGTAGAGTGGACAGTGATTAAATTACCAGCAGAACCAGTCGCAGTAAGACTTGTAACTGTTTGTGTAGTTCCTGCAGTAAGATTAGTTTGCTTATTTGCTGTAAGTGTTAAATCTGCAAATGTATTTGAACTTCTTATTTCTATATTGTCACCTGAAAGCGTAACATCATTAAATGTTTCTCCACCACCATCAAAGTAAACATCATCACCAGTCATTACTATGGTTGATGTTCCTTCAGTCATGGTTAGACCTGTTGTAATAGATGTATTAAATTGTCCACCAACTGTAACTGTTGATGCACCAAAGTCTATTTCTCTTGTTGTTGTATATGCTGACTGGAATGTACTTGCTGTTGTAAGAGCAAAATCAGCTGTATCAAATTTTCCTCTAACTACTGACATCCTATTGCATGTGAGTGCGTCTGCTAGTGTGAAGGTTTGTGTGCTTCTGTTAATAACAACATGTGTATTTGTAAGCTCTAATCCATTTGTTGTAATTGTTGCTCCAGTTTGTGATTCGAGATTAAGCTGCTCAGAAAGCTCCCATGTCATTGCTGCTATTGTAGTAAAATCTTCATAAACATAAAGTTTATTCGAACCAGTGAGCGTTGGACTATTTGTTGCTCCTGTCCAATCTAGTGTATCCGCATATGATGTAGCGTCTACTGTTACTATTTGTCCTGCTCCATCAAAAGAATTTGCATCAAAGTATACATCGTTAGATGATGTTGGTACTGGTGCGCCACCTGTTCCACCAGATGTATCTGACCAATTTGCTGTATCGTTCCAGTTCCCTGTGCCACCTACCCAATATCTATCTAATCCCCAATGATTTACTACGAGTTGTGTGCTTGTAGGATTTAGTGATATATCAAATTCATTACTACCGTCTGTTGGAGTTGAATCATCTAAATCTTGAAAAGCCCTAACTCCTAATTTCGTAGAACCAGTTTTAGAAATAAATCCACGACCAGCTGAATTAAGGGTTAATGTTTTCACCCCAGTTGATGTCACTGCAATACGAGTTGCCCCCTCAGTTGGACTATCAACTGAACCACATAAATCAAACTCAGAATTTGATAATGTAGATGTTGATGCTTGTGTTGTCTGAACTACTCCTATTGTTCTTGTGCCAGAATGACCATATAGTAATGGATCAATACTAGCTACATTTATTTTCAATTCTGCTGATGAAACTACATCTGTATCTGGGATTGACGATGTATCAAACACAAGAAAACAACGATATATAGAATATCCGATTCCTGAATCATCAGCACTTGTGGTATAAAAATTTGCTGTAACACCACCACTTACAGCATCGTGTACTTCATTCCAAGTTGCTGCCCCATTATACCCAATAGAGTTATATGTATTATCTTGTACGTTAAATGTTGTCTGTGCCATATTAGCTTGCTGTTGCTGTTGGATTATTATAACCCGTGTCGACTATAGGGTCTGGTAAATTAGCTGTTGTGTATGATTTAAGTGTGATTGGGTATGCTGCGGTAATTGCTCCTTTGTATGACAATACCCCTGATGCGTATGTTAAAAATTGAGACGAGTCTCCTATACTTGCTTTGTATGCTCCACCACTATTTCCTAACCACCAACCAGTGCCAGTATTATAAGCAGTCTGTCCATTTTGTAAATATCCATCAATCCCAACATCTATCTTTGCATTACTCCCAGCAGATGTAAGACCCAACTTAAATACTACATTTGTACCATCGTGATATGAATAAAGATAATCACTACTATCGCCAATCGCTATACCATATACGTTAGACGGTATTTCATCTAAAGAAGCAAACCCACCTAAGTCACCCAATCTCACGTGTTCTGTGACTGCACTTCCAACCCATGGTGTACCTGTGTGGGTAAAGATATTTATTTCTGGTCCAAGATAAGAACTCATTAAAATACCTCCATCTCCAGAAATCGCACCTCCATAATTCACTACAGCAGTTCCTTTTTTCCACGTAGGGTTATTATTAGCACTATAATTTCCAGACTTATCTCTTGTAACAGTATATGTTGGCGCACTATCCGTGTTGGTTACTTCAATCCACTCATCGTTTATCCCGTCTTTTAATCTTAAAATATCACCAACCACCGCATAAATACCAGTAGGGATATTCATTGTAGAAGCGTCAAGAGCTGTCATGTCTGCATCCAATACATCCGCACCCTTTGTCATAAGCATGAACCCAGCTATAGATGATATTGTCCCAGATTCAAATACTGCTGTTGTAAATTTACCTCTAGCTCTTATGTCTCCAAACTCTGCGAATGATGGTTCTATATTAAATCCTGCGCCTGTTATACCAGAAGCGTAGTTAGAAGTTCTTATTCTTTGATTCTCTCCATCTATTGTTATATAGTCTCCTGATGTTGGTCCTAGTCGTATTAAATTGTTTGCTGAATCTATTAAAACATTTGATGTGCTTTCATCTGCTCCACTTGATAGTGTATTGGTGTTAATAAACCAGTTAGCTATATTCCCTGAGTCAGCTGTGATAGATCCGGTGATTGTTGCTGATGTAGCAGTGAATGTACCATCCTTACCTACTCTAAAAGGCGCTGAGGCGTACGTAGCATGCCCTATGGCGAGTCTATACGTCGCATCTGATGCATCTGCCGTAAATATGTCATTTCCTGTTCCTAGGACGATTTTCTGGTTTGTAGCATCTAATATGAAATTAGTTGCTGTCATTGTAGATGACGCTAGTGTGAACCCGGCAATCGTACCAGATATAAATTTAACTACACCCGTTTTTAGAATATAAGCGTTTGCATTATCCTCACTTGAAAGTATGTCACTAAATTCAGCTCCCCAATATGCACTACCTGATTGACTAACGTGGAATGAGTTTGCTTCACCATTTTTAGATGGAACGTGTAATTGGCCACCGACAAGTTCACCAGTAAAGATTTGTGTACCGCCACCAGCTTCTCCACCACCTTGACTCGTACTGCCAATAGAAGGAGTTGTTTCACCACCTAGTTGTGGTACAAAGTTAAAATGAGACTTTGATGTAAACAAAGTTTTACCGTCACCCTCTTCTCCTTCGACTATTACTCTATATAATCCTTTATCATAACCGAGATCGAAAATTCGTAAGTGATTGTCTAGTGGATTTTCTTCTGTGGCTATTGTTGGCATACTATTTAATTACTCCGCTTCTAACTCCTCTTAATATTTCTATCCCTTCGAATATCCATTGTTCTGCTGATGTGACTCCTAGAAGTTTGAATCGGACTCTATGACCTTTAATATTTACATCACTACTTCCAAAGATTGTAATGTATTTTCTAATCTGTCCTATTGGATGCCATCGTTCTTCATCATCTACTTGGAATGCTATTTTCATTCCTTGAGCTTTTGATGCGATGGTTGCTAACTTATTAATTGTTGATGTGGCGGATGCTATTGCTCCAACTTCGTAATATCCAGTTACAAGTTGATACGAGATCCCTGTGGTGTTGTCTGTATTCCCAGAGTTCCATGTATGAACATACCCATCAGATCCACCTACTATTCGTGAATCAGTTGTACCGCTGATATATCGTGTTCCAATTCTCATTCGATCTGCTGTTGAATATATAGTCCATACTTGACTTGAGATTGTGTATCGCAATACTACGTTGGTAAATGTAACGCCACTAAGCGTCACATCACCTACTGAGAAGTAAGCATGGTCTCCGTCTTCCCATGAAGCGACACTTCCATATTCACTTGAGGATACGTTATCTATGAAATCAGATATTGGTCGTGATATTTCATTTGGGTACCCACCTGCATATACATATATGCCGTTAGGGTTGTGATACATAATACCCATCTTTGTTTCTACAACACTTTCCTGTGACCATGTTCCTATTGAGATTAATGGATCAGGATCTGTTCCTTCAACTCCACGCCATCTGTAGATATAATTCTTTTTGAATGTAAGAAGTTCTAATCCATATCGTTTCAATGCGGTAAAGTTATCTCCATCATTCGGATTAATGTCTACAAAATCAGATGCTACTGTCCATGTAACAACTCCAGATGAGTTTGGTATGGATGAGTAGTAGAGACGATCAGTATTATTCCCTATATAAAGTCTTGATTTGTATACTTCAACTAAATGACCAACTGGTGCATCTCCAATATCAAGGTTTCCTCCTGTTGTGGCCCAAGCTGTAGCTGGGTTCCCGTTCCATGACTTAGCATTGTCTGTACCATTAACACGTATTACTAAATCAGAGAATGTTGCGAACCGAGTCTTTAGATCCTTCGTATCGTCTTCGAGTGTCTTAGTCCATGTACCTGAATTGTTGTAATAAATGTCATTGTTCGTTCCATCAGATACAACTGCTAGTGCTTGATTATTTGTTCCGGCTCCTGCATCTCTAAAGTCATACAATCCAAGTATGTTTTTATCAGATACTATTTGATCTCCAAGTGCTGTGTATCCTAGACGACCACGTATCGCTCCTTTTGAATCGAAGTGACAATTTATGCCTAATTCTACTGAATTGAGTGGACGCATGTATTCTGATATTTCCTTAGAACGGTAAACACCTGATGCAAAGTCTCTAAGTGGTATTACTGGTAATGATTCTTCTGACATTATTTTGTTCGTTTATATCTTGGATATTGTGGTATGAGTCTTATCTTTTGATTTGATACTTCATTCTTCATCATACGTGCAATTCCTATACTGAATAATTTATAATCAGGATCAGAGTCAGAACTCACTCCTTGATTACGAGCTTTTCGAATAGAGTAGATGAGGTAATTAACATAAAAGTCATACATTGGTTCATCGAATGTATCTGCATCAGAATCGTTTGCAACTACTGCTTTGTAGTAATCAATCCAAATGTTTTCTCCATGATATGATTCGCCAACTGCAACATCAAAGTAGATTGTATTTTCAAATACAGTGAATTGAAGTGGTAAACCAAAGTTACCATTTTGCCATGTATTCGTTCCAACTACGTGAGTTGCATCAATTGATCCAGTCCCAGATGCTGGTACTCCAGAAAGTGTATTAGTAGCATCATCCTTTGATGTGTATGTAATACTGTTCTTTGATCCAGATGTCCAAATAGCAACTGTTCCACTGTCTTCAAGGTCTGCGGTGTCTGCAAGTACGAGTGTAGTATCCCCGGATGCTGTTTGTGTCGCTACTGTTGTAACTGCAACTCCTTCATATTCCTCGTCCCATTCACGCTTTGTCATGGTTGTCATATTCTCCTCAGTACCAATATGTATTGCGCTAATGTTTTTAGTTGTATTACGATCTTGTAGATTAGTTGGAGTTGTGACTGAACGTTCTCCTGCTGATACTGTTCCAAGATCATATTGGAATTCTTGTCTAAATGACCAGCGTTTTAATGAGTCGTGTACTATACGCCTTGCTTCCCATAGTTCGTCATTGAGGTATTCATCGGTAATAACATTACCAATCTTTTCGTTTGTTTTACCTAATGCACGTTTCTTAACTGAGTAAACAGTATTGTCACCAAACCCAGATCCAAGTAATGAATCAGAGTATGGGGAATATGTCGTGTCCGTACTATTCTTGAAACGTATTTTGTAGTATGTAGCGGCAGTACCAGTTGTATGAAGATATATTGTTTTATCTTTGTCTGGTTGAATAGCAACTGTTGTCAAGAGCGAATACGTAGAATCATCAGATGAGGTATAAATCTCTACCATATTATATGGGATGAATCGTACTTCTGTATCTTGTGTATGAGCGTAGCTAGTAGATGGTGAAATGCTAGATAGTGTTGTGGCTGCAGATGCACCAACTAATAACAATTCAGCGTATTCTGTTTTGTAATCAGCAACGATATATGTATTAGCACTAAATCCAGTACCACGTTGTACTGTGAATGACGATGCACTAGCAGCCGCATCGGCTGTTAGATATGTTGATTCAAGGTTTTTTAAGTCTGGATTCAGAATAAAAACCTCTATACCAACATTTGAATTATTTGTTCGTATTGTTGGTTTCATCGTGTTGTATTAATTATTGTCGTCTTTGTACCCAGACATCACAATCGGTAGTTCCATCAGTAGTACGTACGTAAGATACTCGAAGATACTGGAATGAATCTTCAGGTGATATTGTATGTACTTCACTTGTATCAGACGAAAGTGTTGGAGCAGCTGCTCTCAATAATGTTTCTCCATTTGTATTCGTAGCATTTGTAATCAATTTGTTATATACAACCCAATTTGTACCATCGTTTGAAACTTCAACTTCGAAGTTACTACTTCCTGAATCATGATCTGCGCGAGTGAATTGTATTGTTACAGCACTTGCGTCACCAATCTTTACTTTTGCTGCGTCTGCTGCAGCTACAGTAGCTATTGAGCCATTTATAACTGGGAATAATTCTCCTGTCATCTTTTTTATATTTAAGTTTATTAGTTTATAAGAAGTGACTAACTTCTTTATTTTTTTATATTAAGACCTTTGTACTAAGGAGAAAGAACTTCTCCCTAGATTCAAAAACCTGAATGTTAACCGGCAGCAGTCATAAGAGCGAAGTGCCATGTAGTACCATCAGATGCAACAAGATATGTTACTCCTGACGAACTATCTTCAACTACTCCTGTAAATCCACCTTTGGTTTTGTTCCCAGCTCCGAAGGCAGTATCAAATTCTGCACTTGTAGGTGTTGTGACTGTTAAGTCAGCAGTTGTACCTAAGATGCCTTGAACTCCAGCAGCAGCAGTGATTTGTCCTGTTACAGCTAACGTACCAGCGATAGTTGTATTACCACCAGCAGCGACAGCAAATACAGAAGCATTGTCATCGTTACAATTAATGAACTTACCATCACCAGTCATTGATGCTCCACCGTTATCGAGGTAAAGCATATCACCAGTAGTGATTGCATCCATAGTTACCACAATACCTTTAGCGGTTGTTGTAGCACCTGCCATAGTTACTTCAAGTCCTCTAGCAGCACCTGTAGTTACAGATGGGATAGAAACTGAAATACCGACAGGTGTACTTGTTGTGTCTCCAGCAGAGATAACTTCAAGAACTTCACCATCGTGAGCAGCTGCGTTCGCATTGAACTTAGCTAAAGCTCCAGTTGATATAGATGTTGAATTAACATCCATTAAATCAGCTGTAGTAATAGTGTTGTTAGTTACAGCAACAGTATTTGCATTATCAGCATCTATGATTGTTAATGATCCATCACTTAGTAATGCATCACCAACTGTCATTGTGAAATCACCTGCAGTCTGAACAATGTGCCCAGAAGTTAGAGTAATATCACCTGCTGTTATTGTGATTGAGTTTGTGCCTGCAGCATTACCCTTAATAACAATTGCACCATCTTCACCGAGAGTGAAGACATCTTCTGTTCCAGTTACATCATACGCACGGAGGTATTGTCCACCGTTTAATGTAGCTTCAGTTAACTCAAGATTAAGTAAAGCACCAGTAGTAAGTGATGTAGATTGAAATTCTACAACACCACCAGTAGTAGCTGAACCAGTACTATGAGTGTTATTTGTAACAGTTACTGTATTACCAGTATCTCCATCCACTACATTAAGAGACCCATCAGAAATCTGAACGTCTCCTGCAGTAAGTGTAATAGCATCAGAACCAGCTCCACCAGTTACGACAAATGTAGTTCCTACTGTGAGTGTACCTTGTGTAGTTACAGCGTCATCGAAGTCTGTTGCACCTGCAACATTCAATAATGACCCGTTCCATTGAATCGTTGCATCATTTCCAGTTCCAAATTCGATTGGTTCATTGTCTAGTAAGTCGAGCTTAGTAAACACACCTACACCGGCTTTAGAAACAGACCACGTACTTGCTGTACCTAGAATATCTCCACCAGACCCAGATTGTGAAATCGTAAGGGCTGGGGCTGTGATATTAGCATCAAGAGTAATAGTCCCGGTATCAACAGTAATTGTACTTCCCAATTTTGTTACTTCACATTAAACTTGATTTTATTTTTATCCCTATGATAGTTATACCCATATTTATAATCACATTTTTTACATAAGGTACGCCCGTTAGATATAACGAGACGTAATTTTGGATAAAGGGAGAATGGCTTTATGTGGTCTACTACAATGTCTTTACATTGACTTCCTTTACTTTTATAACCACATTTTATACAAGTAAATCTATCTCTTCTTAATACTCCCATTCTAAATTCTCTATATGCCACCGAAGTTCTTATTTTGTGATTTTCTTCAGTGATTCCACCTTTCCAATTATAATGGTTTTTTCCTTTACCCTTATTACTTAGAAGATGTGCTTTTCGAATATTCTCTATAGCTTCAGGTCGTAACTTCTCCCCTTTATGAGGAGGAGTATGTCCTTTGCTAAAAGATGTTTTATTAGCTTTCATAATCCCTTTTGTACCTTTATTCCAAGCTACAATATTGCGATTAGATTGACTAATACTTATTTTCCTTAATGATTCTTTTGTATGTTTACTGCCTTTTACCATATAAACATTATAGTACCATCTTCGTAATAAATCAAGTTTTTAATGTGCGGAGAAACCTCTTCGGGTTTCTCTCTCTACCTTCATATTGTTATACGTAGAGTTCAGACTGTCGCTTCCCTTTTAAGGGTCTTCTCACTCAGTCGTTGCAAGCCCATTAGCATTCAAAATTTTAATACGTTTATAAAGTAATTCACGTTGCTTTTTGTCAGACTCTTTAATTCTTTTATTTTCACCTTTTCTATTCAAGGTTTTCTGAAAACGAATTAGAGTTTTACACTGCTCACGTTTTCCTACAAGAAACGGAAGTGTCTCTTGTAGTAACTTTAATAATGTATCTTTATCGCCCCACGACATCCACTCATATTTATCTTTATGGTGAACAGCATATTTTTTGCGGAGGTATATTTTACCACCGACTCTATCTCTACACCACTCAACTAAATTAGTATCAGTGTTAGACATAGTAAGGCGAGCTTGATAGGTGTTTCTCTTCTTATTGAAGTTTATATTGAAACATCCCTCTCCATCCATTAAACCAGCAAAATAAGATAATTCATATTTATTCATATAATCTTATTATACACTCAGTAGTGGACGAATACAAGCTATTTTGATGTAAAGGTTCTTGAGGGTTATCCTCTTCAGGACTTTCCCCATTAATCAGAGAAGATTTTTCGACAACTAGAATTAATCGTCGTATGCATCATTTAGACTAAAGTTTGAGACAGCACCTGCAGCACCAAGAGTTGTTGTTGTAGAACCATCCCAATAAACTAGACTTCCTGAGCTATTGATGTAGAGACTATATCCTGCTGTATCGTTTGATACAGGGTTTGAACTAAAAGTATCGGCAAACCTAAGTATACCTTCCTTTAAGTTCAGGTTTCGTATCCCTGTGAAGGGATTTGTATCTATTGTTGGCATATTTTTGACCTTTCTAAGACGAGTAGCCTTCGGTTTGGATTAGCATGCCCTGCTAATTTCCTTAAAGCGTTCTCATCTGAATTAATTAGATTGGGGTTTTTAGAGAAGAACCCCATAACTTCTACCACATTGAGTAAAAGAGCTGTGATAACACTCCAAATATCAAGGCTGTTAAGCGGCGTCTGTTCCTTTTGAACCGACAATATTGCGATAGTCATTGTGACCATAAGCAAACCACATGCTGGCTTTGTGTTGGATTTGACCTGTCTTAAAGACAATGTTAGGGCCTTCTTTTTGAATACCTTGAGCTTCAAAGTACATCAATGAAGGATAACGACCACTCTTTTGAGCGGAATCGATCATATACCAATAACCAGTGTTGCTTACCCAGTGTGCTAATGGGAGTATTTGATACCCCATTACACCCGCGCCATCGTTGTCAAAGGATTCTGGCATCTTGCCCTTCTTAATTGCACCAAGCAATTCGATTGCTTTGAAGTGATTCGCGGAACCACGTGCAACTACGATAGTGTCAAGATTTATGTTCAAAGGTTTACCCTTAGGGCTCTTCATTAAAGAAGCAGTCCTATGAGCAGCCTTCAAACCGGCGTAGTCGAGTGCCATATTTACAGTCGTGCCATCAGTGATACGGTTATTATTTACCGTTCCACCGTCTTCTCGTGTTTGAGAATTAGAGATCAGCTCTACAGTGTTTCCACCTGCAGTAGCTACTGAGAAATTTCCACCCTCATCGGAATGAGTGTAAGAAGTTGCAAAAGCATTCTCTAATCTTTCTGCGAAAAGTTGTTCACGTAAGTCAGAACACGCAGCGAAAGCTTCGTTCGTTACCTTCTCAAGATCACGTTTCTTTATACCGAATTTCCACATTTTCTCGGAAAACGACATAAAAGATCCGTAGTTTACTTGAGTATAAGTTTGATCAAAACCTTGTACTGGTGTCTGTTCTGTAATTACAGCATCCTCTATAATCCTAGACGCATAACCTAATCCAGAAAGTGAAGAATCTTTGAAGTAGTAATCTGTTACTCCGGTTTCTACTCCGGCATACTTCTTGAAATCTTCTGTACCTTTCTCGCTAGCCTTGAGCCAGATTTTATTAACAGCTTTGTTAATAAGATCTGCAGCTTTTCCTATTGTAAGACTCATAAGTTAGTTTTTATTAAGCGGCATCAGGATTAACGCCTTGTCCACCAAGAATGAAGCGACCTGTAATCTTCTTGTCTCCAGTGACTCCAGATGCGTTTTCTTGAATGAAAACAGCTTCTTCGGCTGTACTGTCAGTGCCAGTGTTATTCACTGCACTTTTTGAAGATAGAACCATTCGATCACCATTGTCTGATGTCGAACTGTTGTTGGTTGAAGTTGCTCGAATTGTCATACCATCTGATAATTCTTTAACTTCTGCAGTAGTATCAGCAGTTGTTAAGTCTCCCATAAGGATTCCTAATCGTTGCCAATTCTCTGTAGTAGCAGCTGCAACAGTCCATGCTGTTGCTCCAACTTCTAATTCTAATAGATCGCCTGCAGATGCTGTTATTGAAGCAACAGTCACCTCTTTGACATTTGCTGTGTCACCGCCATCGGCGATAATTTCAAATGCTGGCATAGTTTTAGCGTTAAGTTAGTAAGTTACATATCATCAAGTTCTTTGTCATCCCAGCCCTGCATATGTTGCCGGTCTTTATCTGAGACTCCTTTTTTTGAACTTGTGACCTTGGTAGTACCTCCACCTTTATCAGCTCCGACACCGGCTCGCTTTATAGTGTCTTTTTTCTTGCTGATTTCTTTCTGTGAAGTCTTAGACGAAGAATCACCTGATATAGAATTGTGAATTTTACTAAACAATGTCTTGTACCATTTTCTCGATTCAGAAGGCTTCATCTCGGTTGGTCTTGCGTAGAAACGCGATTCCTCCCTGAATTTTGCCCATAAATCATCGTCATCATATTCAGGATGTGTATCCATGAATGTGCTGAGTGCTTCTCCTTCGATGTCTTCCTGTTGGGTGGCTTGTATGTCACCCTTTTTGACGTATCCTTTAACTTTTAAGAATTTGTCGAGTCTTTCGATCTCTTCAGCATCATAATCGCTTAGGTCGTCATCAGGTTGAGGTTTTTCTTGGGGTTGAGTCGTTTGTGGGCCAACCTGTTTAGGTAACCTATCATCTCCACGTTCCGATCTCCTTTCCCTACGAAGGTCAGAAATCTCATCTCTGAGTTTCTGTTTCTGGTTTAATAGACCAGTTGTCTCTTCGTCCTCATCGTCATCGTCTGTACTATCATCTCCCTCACTGTCTCCACCTTCAACGGCTTCGTCAGCATCCTCTTCCTCTTCGTTAACTTCATCTTCCTCTGATGATTCTTCAGAAGTGTCGTCTTCTTGAGGTTCGGCATTGGGATCGGTTTGTTCGTCGTCGGAAGATTCGACTGGAGTTTCTTCGCTCTCCCCTTGTTTCTCTTCCTCTAATGTCCCTGAGGTATCAAACTCAGGATTGTTAATTATATCGCCCATACGTTTTCTCTTCCTTTTATACTGGCATGAAGTGGCCAGCGTATTGAATAAATTAAATAAGCTCCCGCGAGAGAAACTCACCGGAACCTATCTAAAACACGAACCTAATAAAGGGATACTAAATTAAGACGTGTGTTAGACAGGCTTCAGCGAGCTCCCCTAAACACGGAGTGTATCCCTTTACTAAATTGTAATGTGCATTTTATTTTTTATCTTCTTCTTTGAACATTTCAGGGTCAAGTTTTTCAGCTAGTGATACTGCATATTGAGCACCTACTACTGAAAAATCTGCTTTTCCTTTCAATTGAATCTTCATAAGTTCAACTTGTTCGTCTGATAGTTCAACTTCTTTGGTAAATTTTTGATCTTTCCAAGAAATCTGACCACCTGTAGCTTCTGTCATTCCGACAGTTTTATGTTCTGCTTCTGTTAATTCGATTTTATCAAGTATTTTTAACGCCTTACGAATTTCTGATAGTAGTCCTTTTACTTCATTAACTATCAATCGTGCTGATAGTATCTCCCCTACATTTAGATTAATTTTCTTCATATTGTCACCTCCCTTCAAATTGGGTTATATTGATTATTTATTTATGATGGTTGTTTAATTCTTTCTTCCATGTTTTGTTTTATATTTTGTTTTACGAGCTTACAGTAGTTACGAGTTCCATCGACTCCTTCATTATTCTTAATTACTATAAATCTCTTATCTCGTCCGCCAATCATTTCCTTCTCTTCTTTTGGAAGTGATGAGTATTCGTCTGGTACATAGATTGTTAGTTCAAATACTGGCATATCAGATCGAGTGTTTACTTCTGCTTCAAACTCGGTTCCTAGTACGTCATCAATTACTGCGCGAATTTCACCGGGAACGTAACTTACTTTACCTGTAATCTGGTCGTCAAGTTCTTTTAATTTAAGCTTCTTAGCTTCTATCTCAGCATCAATATCACTTGTTGGGTCTATACTTGTTTCAGGTTGGGTGGGAAGTATAATAGGAGTGGGTTGTTCTGTGTTTTCCTCTGGTTTACCTACTGGACCTTGATCTATATCTGCTGTTGGTGAACCTGATACTGTTTCATCCTCCATCGGTTTATCTGCTGGTCTATCCGGTAACTGTGTTGCATTCGGTTCAATATCAGAATGAACTGATACTAGATGTTTGTTGTAAAAATCCTCTCTTTTGTATTCTTTATCACAATGTGGACATTTCATAATGTTCTTATTAATTATATTTCAAACTGAGATTTAATTGGAGTCTTACCTGTTGTAAAGATCTTTGGCTCTCTCATGCCATTTGGATCGTATTGTATTGTGCAGGCAATCTTCAACTCTTCTCCTACTTCAACAGCTCTATGAGCCTTTATTCCTAGTATTGTATCATAACTCTTTACACTAGCGAAGTCTTTTTGTATCAATTCCTTTTGTTGCGCGAGGTTAGCAAGCATCAACATTATATTGTGGAGATCACCACGCCATACAACACCTTCTTTGTCATCCCATTTAAGTTTAATATACTTACTTGGTGTAACTTCTTTGTTCCAATTGACTGTAATATCGATCTGTCCACCTCCTTGAAGTGGGATACTCATATCACGGTACTCATCGAACTTTGATTCTTCTTGTTTTTCTTTTTCTCCTTTTTCCATATATTATTCTTTAGGTTGTTCTCTTGCTAATCGATATGCTTCTTCTAATAAATAACGCATACCCTCTATCTTCCCTTCAATTTCCAATGTATTAATTGCTATTTGATCTAATGTTTTACCAACTGCTGAGATTCGTTTTCCACGTAACTTTCCCCTAAGTGATAGTTCCAGATCTTCAAACGCTTTCCATTGAGGTGATTGTATTAACTTTCTTAATTGCTCGTTGCGTTGATCTTCAAACATATTATCTATTTTCTCCCTTAAAGATATTACGTACTCCACCAGCTATTCTATTGAGTAATCCACCAGTACCCTCTTTGGGTTTAGTACCTACATCACCCGGTGGTACAACTGTTTGTGCTCCAGATTGCTGTGGTGCACCCTGTTGTGGCGCTCCTTGCTGTACTTGTTGCTGTTGCTCTTCTTGTGTAGGCATCCAGTCTTCCCATTTTCGATCGTATATCTTGAGGATCTGTCTGATAGGTTTCTCTAAATAAAATGCTCCTACAACATACTGTTGAATCAATGGGATCACTAGATTGCTCATCTCTAACGTCATTTGTTTATCAAGCTCCTTTGTATGTTCTAGGATTGATTGAGGTTTGATATAGACTATACCGTTCCATGAAAGTCCAGATGGTTTTGTTCTGAAGAATCGAGCGTCTTCTGTTTCATTGAGGTTTCCTTCCTTGTCTGATTCTAAGTTGATATATGTTTCAGGGAATCGTTTAGCGAAGAACTCTTCTTCACCAGTCTCTTCGTTGTCCTTTCTGAAGAATAACTCTGGATCACTCTGAATCTCCTGCATGTAATTACGGATAGTTTCGGAATCTGTTATTTGAATAACCTCTGGTACTGACATGATCTGCTCATTGAGAGCGATTGTAAGCTGAGCATCAACTTCTAATGCGTCTACAATATTCCAGAGAGGAATCTTTAATCGTTTAAGTGCAGCTTCTTTAGCTTGGAATACTTCACCAAGTGTTCCACCTGTTACTTGACCTTCAACACCTTTGGTAATACCTGAGTCTTCATCGATTTGTTGATCTGCAAGATCAATACCTTTCCATGCTTCTTGTCCCGGACCGGGAATATTCATCCATTCGATATTCTTTGGATCCATAACCTGTATACCTACACCCGGTTCAATCTCTATACGTCCATCTCCATCGATCTGATCTGTGCCAGTATGGAAGAACATCTTATAGATTGAGAGCACGAGTTGATCCATGGTCATGTTTATGAGCTTATCTTTAAGCGCCTTAGACTCTTTCATAGCTTCTATGAGTCCTATACCATATGGAGTGTTTGTGTTTCGTTCAGTACAATATGTCCATGAGCATGAGAGTTTCTTGTGATCTGCTGGTAGTGAGTCTACTAGAATCCATACTCCGTTAGCACGGATTGCGAATATATCTCTACTTTTGTTTTCATAGAATACACATGTAATGATTTCTTTGTCTTGATATGATTCACCTGACTCATCGTCTTCATCTTTTTTACTAGGTGGTTTGACTGAATCTATATTATTGTATTCTTCTTTGGGGAATAACTCTTTGAATACATCGTATCCATAATCAATCTCCCAACACCAATCACGTGCTGAATCTTGGTCATCAGCCTTTGCCATGTCATCAATCCAGCATCTCTTGGGATCTAATGCTTCACGAAATACTCCGTTGTAATCTTCTATTTCTCTTTCATTACCATCCTCATCAGCTACTGTGCGTACTTCTAGTTTAGGATATGTACGTCCAATAGACCATCCGTATTTAACTAAGTTGAATGTAAATGGTAGTAAATACTTTCGTTTTGATTTTCCTTTTTGCCATGAGTCTTTGTAAAGAGCTTCTACTAGTTTTGTGTTTTTTTCAAATTTACGTGCCTTTGGTATGAATACACCCTCTGGATTACGTTCTACAAGGATACTAACTGCTGTTTGTAGCTTACTATAGAAGTCTGTAGTGGATATATCTGATTGCCAGTCATCATCTCCGAGTTTAACTGGGCGAGATAGCCAGCCTTTCTCATCATCTGATGCGAATGCTACTGTTCCACCGTCTTGCTTTGAAAGTTTCTGTGGTATGTAAATATTGTCTATGGATTTCCATAATTCATCAAGGTTCTTGCCAAATACACTTTCGCGAGAACGTTTTAATTCCTCGTCAATACGATTATCAAGCCAATCATAAGTATCAACCATCTCTGGTTCAGACTGTTTTGACCATTCTTTCTTCTCATCGAAGTCTTCTTTTTTAATCTTTTTGTCTGCCATCTTTTAATTTGGTAAGTAATTTATTATTTTTTAATATTGTGTATATGTCAATAACATCGTTGACTGTAATGATACTTGAGTCTATTATAGCTTGTCTCCAAAAGCGTTCCTTCTCTTCGCTTATGTCTTCGAAATTATGCAAATGGAGTATTAGTAACAAATACAGATGGAGATGACCATTGTTATGACTCGATACGATTTTTACTCTATTCAAATTCATTCTTAATCTTTTGTATTAATCTCTGGAGTTCCTTGAATCCTTCTGAATCTCTTTTGTACTTCTGGTATGTTTCAGTCTTCATCTCATGCTGTCCACCTTTTACTGGTATGAGTATCTGAATAGATTTTCTTCTAAAGTGAACTTTCATTATAGTGAGCGGAAACGTTTATTAGTCTTACTAGCAAAATCTCTATCCTTTCTCTTCCATTCTTCGAACTTCTGTTGTACTGGATCAAGTGGTGCAGCTGATTTAGTCTTGATACGTCTGCTCATCATTCCGTATCGTATCGAGTCATAGGCGTGATCCTCTCCACAATCAACATCTTCAATGTCATGCTTGTCTGTAATGAGTTCTGGTATTGTTCTGATTGCTTCTTTACAAGTGTTCCAGAAGAATATTGTTGGGCCTTTTAAGCGTTGATGGAACTCAATCTTACCTTGATGTCTGTTTGTATATGCTTGTTCATAGCGTATGGGGAATATTGTTCGCATTACTTCAACACCACTCTTGCGCGTTTGTTCGTTCTTCTTGAATGAATCTACTCCAACTACTATGTATTTGATTGCTTCACGTCGTGATGGGTCTTCTGTCTCTGTGAATCCTGAGTAGTCTCTAGCGTCTTCAGCCCAATCTTTGTAAGTCTTCCCAGTGCTGTAGATCTCTCTGTATACAATTATGTTACCTTCGTAATCTATTGCACACCAGTATAATGCACCCGGAGCTGTGAAACCGTAGTCAAAGCACATAAACTTCTCATATTCAGCTTCGATCGGCATGTCTTCAGGCTTTACAACTACTTTACTTTGGTTCCAATCAGTGAATGCTTGTCCTTCAAATACATCCCAATTACCATCTTTGAATGCTCTACGCATTGATTCTGGTAAGCCATCTAATGAGTCATAGTAGCTCTTATTAAGTAGGGGATTGTCATCTGCTTTAGATTGAACGAATATAAATTGATCTGCTTCCTTCTCTGTCTCTTCAAAGACTCGATCCATCCATAATTGTTTAACCCAACCATGCCCTATTCCACCGGGATTTGTTCCTGCAATGAAGCGTACATCAGTGACACCCGGCCACCTGAGACGCGTTCTAAGGAAATCAAACTTGTCTTTTGAGTTCATAGTAAGCTCATCTACTGCAATAATGGCAAATTCTGCTGATTTATACTTACTAGGATCATCTAGGTTACGAAATACTATTACCCAACTACCATATTGTGGCTTGGCAATGAATGCTTTTCCGTACTGTTTATGATCTGCGTGGAAATCTCCCAACCATTCCGGGAACTCAAATGTTAGTTTTGAAAGGTGTCTATCTTTTAATGCTGGATAATCCTCGCAGAATATACCTCCTACAATTCCTTTTAATCCAGTTTCAATTGTTTTCTCTAATAGATACTCAGCTACATGCCAACGTATCCAATAGCTATTATGAGTTGGTATAAACTGCTTGCCAGCAATATACATTCCATCATGGTTTGCAATCTGTATACACCTCATCTTCTGTTTACCAACTAACTGTACATCGACGATATATCGCCTGTTATTTCTAGAATTAATCTTATGTTTTTGTCGAGACACTTTCCTGCTTAAACGGAATACTGGGATGGTAGTTATAAACTTAGCATTATGATACATTCCTATCTTACCATTGTTGTAACACGTCTTTTCCACCAATGAAGTATGAACAACGATGCCAAATGTTCTAATCAATTCTACTACATTCTCAAATAACCGTTTATCTTTAAGTGTTATTCCTATACCACCGTCTTTATCGCACCAACCATCTGTATCCATAACCCCTTGCAAAAGTGCCAATCGCTGATTATGCGAAGCTCTTAAATATTCACTCGGTATATGCTTATTTCTATACAATCCATATTTACGAATCAATCCAATAAAACCAGTAATATTGTGTGATTTTATATTAGCATGATGAGTGACAGTAAACCCATCTCTCTCTATATTTTCAAAAATCTCTTTATCAATCCCAGTTATACCACCACTGATTGAGGTTCCATCACCGAGCCAAGCACCAAGTGTATAAGGGGAAATCGGTAGATTCTTCTCTAGCAATACTAATGGCTCTGGTTGTTCTATAGAGTGATTATTATTACCATCAACTAATACGGTTTCAGCTATTTCTTTCGTGGTTCTTATTGTCCCAGTCGAGGGTTCTAAATAATTAAAGGTACGTTTTGTATTCAGTATTGCAAGATCTGGTCGTTTACCAGTACCTAGCTTTACTCTTGTTTGTTTTCTTTTGAGTCGATATACATCATTTCGCCTAGATGCTATTCCTCTTTCTCGAATAGTCATCGTCTTCCATAGATGACTTTGTCCAGCAATCATTGATGTTCCATCAGAGAAAAACAATTCGTATGCTTCATCCTCTGTTGGTTCAGTAACACCCATAACCATGACGGGTTTCCCATTTTCACCTAATACATAGTCACCAACAATAATATCTTTATTTTTTATCCATCCATTGGGAGTTGGTATATCCTCATTAAGTCTTAATAGTTTTCCCCCTCCCATAGCTCCGCCATATAGTGTGAATTTATGGGAGGAAGCAGCTTTACTCGCTTCGAGTTGCTTTGGGAAAAACTTAGCAAGTTCTGAAAACTTTACTTTTTGCATTCATTTCTATTCAGTTTCTTTCTTCTCTTCGTCTGTGTGATCTGATCCTGCTTCTTTCTCTTTAGCATTTTGAGCTATTGCTTCTTCGCTAAGAGCATCTTCAGGGCCTGAAACGTAAGATGGGTCTGAACCAGAAGGTTCGTCGTCTTCTTTTGGAGCTTCTTCAGTAGTAGCTTCTTCTGTTGATTCCTCAACAGGAGCTTCTGCTACTTCCTCAGTTGGAGCTTCTACTTCAGGAGCTTCTACTGGAGTACTTTCTTCGTCCATTGGTTTGAAGTTAGTTAATAAGTTCTTGAAAATTCGTTTTAATATATTGAAATTCATTTCTTTTTGTTAGGTTTATCTGTCTTTTTACCATCCATAACGATTTGTATTGCACCGTCTACATCAACTGTCATGTCAACTGATGATAGATCAGGTACTCGTTTCTTCATTACGGCTACTAATACCTTGTCTTCTTTGAATGCACGGGTAACAAAATGTTGAAGTAAGGTTTTCTTTTTCTTCTTCTCTACTGTTTTAATAGCTTCTTCAAGCTCATGTATTGCGGGATTCTTAGGTCTTCCATTGGCATTACCGTTCCAATCCTTACCACTTTTGAATGGCATAATATTAGTTTATTATTGTTTTACTATTACCATATTTCTCCTTAAATTTAGCAAAGGTAAATTTGTCATTAGGGATATACACCTTACCATTATGATCTCCATATAAAACAGTCTTTAAGCGATGACAGTTGGAGCATAATGAGTGTTTTAGTTCTTCTTTACTCATATAATTAGTATTGTGCTTTTATTTCTTCTTCTGTTGGTGTACTATTTGCGATCTCATAAATACCTTTAAGAGGAAGTTGTGTTTACATTTACCCCACGCCTTTTCAGTCTTCGCTTCCTCGATTGTAATTTTGTCTTGGTAAAATGTATCTGGCATATTATTTATTTAACTCTTTATATAAGATTTATAAACATATTTTAACTTACAAATGCTGTTTACTATATCAACAATAATTTCATCTCTTTCTCTGTAAGATATTTCGCGTCGAATATGTCTCATCATGAAATTGAAGCAATGCGCGTCTATTGTTGCTATTCCGTTATTTTTCATATATTTGATTCATTGAAATTTATGTTTTGAGTATTATCATGTTTGTCTCTGCTCATGTGCTATGGGATCTGGGATCTGCCTTGCGGCTCACACGAACAGGGATAAATAGCCGATAGTAGGAATCGAACCCACAATCTTATCCTTACAAAGGATGTGCCTTACCATTCGGCTATATCGGCCTAAATGATGTAACAGGATCTCTTTCTTCTTTTACATACCCATCTGGTTGTAGTACCCGGAGTGTTATATTCTTCTTATGTTTTGCGCCGTATAATCTTAAAACTTTTCTGATAGCAGATGCTACATACCCGCGTTTTCCTATAATGAATGGTACGTCATCGTCATTAACTCGTAATGAAATTAATACTCCCATTTCATCAACCTTGCGCTCGGTACTAACATCCTCTGGATATTCACACAATGGTTTTACTATTGATTCTAAATACTTTTGATCTAATTCCATAATTATTTTAGTTTAGCACCGCATTTACGGCAATATCCATAACCCTCAATTACCGAAATATCAGCGTTGCAACACTCTGATATACTTTTTTCTATTTCATTAATATCTTCATTCATTAAAATTTGTTATTACCACAACACTTTAGGCGATAGATGAATTATTTGCATTTTGTCCAGACTTTTACGTCGAGATTGTGTGGCCTATGGCCCTATCGCCTTCAGTTCTGATGCTCCCGGGGGAGTTCAGCAACCGCCTGAAATATTGTGATTATTTTGTTACGCCATGACGTAACGCTACTAGTCCGCCAAATCCAAGAAGCACTAGAATCTGCTCGGTAAGCACTGGTGTTATTACGTCGATGAAGCCTAAAAACAAAGTGATTGCGGCCGCTCCGGCTACGATGTATGTTTTTTTGCCATTTAAGAAATCCATGATTGTTAGTTAATTTTTGCTCGAATAACCATCACGGGGGTATTGTAGCACAGGTGATTTTTACTTGCAAGTAACCAAAGGTCTTGTATTTCTAGAGTTATCAACATGGTTCGAATTTATTTCGAACCCAAGAGTTAGTTAAGTTAAGTTAAGTTAAGTTAAGTTAGACCAGAACTTTCATGAACTTTCCAGAACTTTCTAGAAAACGATTGTAAATTATATCACTAAAAATGACAGTATATTATGCCAGATACATGATTAAATGTATATGATAAAACCATGTAATTATATCATAATAGAAAAAAGTAACAAGAATGTAACAATGTAAAAAATCTTTATGGAAGGTTAGCCAAAAAACAGACTTATCAACACCTATTGTAGGTTATGCCATTAAAATTAACTATTAATTTTTTAATTTAATCTCAATGTGTTTCTTTTGCCTTAGGTTAGCTCACTTGACGGTATATACTATAGGGTGTATACTACCTTATGTTAGATCAATAAAAACAAAAATATGACAAAGTACGAATTTACAAAAACAATCAATCAACGAATAGACTCACTCATACTAGATGGATTATACAAACCAGAAAACAAGAAAGAGTTTAAGCATCTCTGTAAAATGCATAGAACTTATGTAATTAAACACCTATCAAATGAAGTTAAAGGAAAAAAGCTACAACCTATGGTTGCCTAATAAAACCTTTGTAGAGGTTAAGAGGTACGCGAAGAAACATGATATGTCATTCGCCGGGGTTATTAGAAAAGCACTAGAGATCTTATTTACAAATTAATGCGTGACTCAACTGTATTACCTATTGTACTACTCAGCTAACAAACTATTGATATGACTTCATGTTATATCACGACAAGCAGTAGGGTGTTTCAGAGGGGATAACGGCTAGTACAGTTAATCTACGCATTAAAAAAATCTTTATGGATACAAGAAAGAATACAAAGTTCCCCAAAGAGGCATACGCCGGGGTTATCGATAAGTATGAAAAACTCAAGGGAATAAAATTGCAGGGATCAGAACATCTCCCAATACAACAAGCAATCAAAACGATGTTTATGAATGAACGTACTATAAAGGAAATCGTCGGATGCATGGATATATGTAATGAACGATACTCAGAATGGACAATGAATACTGTTAAAATGAAACTTCCTGAATTTGTTGCTGGAAATCTTGAGATGACGAAGTTAAAAACATTCTACTATGAAAACCAAAGGGCAATAATGAAGTTCGGGAAAGTAATGATTCAATGTTCAGATGGAGAACTACGAGGGTTTAATGATTTAGTAAGTAAATTAGAGGTACGAGAGGAGTCGATCTCGTGGCCAAAGACAAAAAGCGAAGAGGAAATGGAAACATACTTCGCGTCAAAAATAAATATTAATTAGAAATATATGAATGAAATCTATATGTTAACAGTAAAGTATCTTACAGGAGTAATAGTTTTTGCATGTATCATGGGAATTATCATAGCTAAAATATATAAAATTAAAGACTAGATATATGACAAAAGCAAAACACTTAATGCAAGCTGACTACCACAAAGCAGAAATAGTATCTCTTAAATCCGAGAGACACGATCTGTTATCAAATCCAACAATGACAGTCCAAGATGCAATTGATGGCAATATGTATATGGATGTATTAACGGCAGACCTCAAGTCTATTGATGCTCTTATCAACTCACATACGTTTGATGGGTACGCCCATATTACATTAGCTGAAATTAATTAAACTATAATGAAAAAGCTACTCAACTACTTATTATTCCTCATCATAATCCTTATTATTTTGTGGGGAGCAACAGCTTTAAGAAACAGAAACACAACAATAGTCCCAGAGGTAACAGACACCGGCATAGTAGAGGCAGAAATAACACAATCAGACCATTACAAAGACGCTCTCTTAGCATGTGACGTAGCAGAGGTTAGAAGTTGGGGAGAGCATCTATGGGAAATTAAATGTAAATAATATGTTTAGAATAGCACCAAATTTAATAGCAAGAAAACATATAAAAAAAGGTGACGTTGTTGTAAGGGTATATAAAAACTATTGTAGACCAGCTGAAGCTGGAGATGGAAAATTTTTATATGGTGTATGTGAGAGTAATTGTCGCAAAGGGCAAAGGTGCAGAATAATCCCAGCCGGTAATATAATATTTGTGGGGAGCAACAGCTTTAAGAATTTGAATTTGAACTAAACTAATATGAGACAAATAAAGGTTAGAGCTTTCAAGAAAACTTGGAAGAAAAATGAAATCGGAAACGTACACGAGAATAAAGATTTATTAATTAATTAAACAAAAACAAATGGCAAAACAAACAAAGGAACAATACTACGCAATCATCATGATAATGGCAATAAGTGCTATGGCAACATTCGTCTCATACAGTCAATTACAAGATGAACTATCCTATTCCACACAACCTGTAATTAAAACCCATACAGAGCAATCTGAAGTGCCTCAAGCTAATATAAATGGGGATACATACGAAGTATCATGTTACACAGGCTATGAATCACATGGAGCTAATGGCAGGGAAGATGAGGTATCAGTAGCTACATATCAATTCCCTCAAGGTACATGGTTAGAAATCGAAGGCATAGGAAAACGTAGAGTGGACACAGTAACAAGTACAACGTATTCTAATAGAGTAGATATTTGGCTAGGAGATGGAGGAGAAGAACTATACGATTATTGCTTAAATGAATTTGGACTTAAACATCTAAAGATAAAAGAATTATAATGGAAGATAAAAAAGAGTGGTCATTTATATGTACGAATTGCGCATCAAGAAACTTAGTACGATTTGATCCAGATTTATTTCCAGAAGATCTCGAAGTAGAGATATGCTATAAGTGTAGAAAGATATTAGCAAACCATCATAGTCGTCAAAAACTTTTAGATGAAAAGTTACGAGGCGAAGTACAATATAATTTAGAAAATGATTAATAAAGATATATATGAAAATTGACCTAAAAAAACTTGCTGAAATTGAGCAGTACATGCCAATTATAGTATTGAAGCAGAACATTCAAAATGCGGTACTCGATATGATGGGTAAGGTGCTTTTTGATGAAGGTAAACACACGTATACCCGGGTATCAGATGGGAAACTATTAGCTGGCGTTACATCTGTAACGAGTCTTGTACCGAAAGAATGGCTTGCAGCGTGGGGTGCTAAAGAATCTGTAAAGTTTCTAGGGTTCTCAGACTTCCCAGAAGACGTAGAGATTGCAGAGACAATGCTTAAAAAGATTAAAGCATGTAAAACAATCAAACAGTATGTCGCTATACTCAAGGAAGCAAAGGGTGCAGCGTTCAGAAAATCAAAAGATGCTATGCTCGATGGTAAAATTGGACATGATTGGATTGAGCGGTATATTAAAACTCAAATGCGTGGAGAGAAGGCTCCGGATATGCCAGAAGGAATGCTTGAACGTCCATTAAAACAATTCCTTGAATGGGAAAAGAAGAATATAAAGCTATGGCTACTATCAGAAGCGCGTGTATGTGACCCAGAACGTGAATACGCTGGGACACTAGATGCTATGGCGATAATGAATGACGGATCATCTGCGATTATTGATTACAAATTTGCATCACACATCTCAGATGAATACTCATTGCAACTTGCCGGGTATGTCGCAACATTCGAAAAGTATGGAATAAAGATTGATAAACGAATCATTGTACGCCTACCTAAGACACTTGAAATACCAGAATGGAATCCTAAGACGTATAAGTATAAAATGATTGAGAATAATATTGAAATTATGAATTTTGATAAAAATTATGAATTTGATCGCGACACATTCTACTCAGCGCTCCCAGTTCGTAAGTGGGTTAATTTTGCACAAAAAAAATCTAATTAAGTAATAAGAAAATAATTATGGACTGCCCAGTATGTAAAGGCTTAATGTGGGATAACACCAATAACAAAAAATCCCCAACGTCACCAGATTACACTTGTAAGAATAAAGAATGTAAGTGGTCACAAGATAGAAAAACTAAAGAGTATGTTCAAGGACAATATACAACTGCTGTATGGCTTCCTAAAGAACAAGCACCAGCACCAGCACCAGCACCAGCACCAGTAGCAGGAGCAAGCGCTGTACCTCAGAAGGTTGATATGAGTGAAGTTGTTACTATATTAAGAGATATTAATTCAGTACTACATACAGTATTCTCTAAAGAATTGATACAAAGATCAACGGAACTCGCTGAACATGAAACAGCTGAACCAATGCCAACTACTGATACTGATCCAG